ATTAGTTTTTTCTTTTACCATTTGATTACCCATATTTGTAAATGCAGTAACACTTTGAGTAGCCTGTAAAGGATATTTGTTAGCAATACGTTGTATTTCAGTATTAACTAATCCAACAACAGCATCACTGAGTAACAATTTTGAGCTATATGTTCCTGCTACACTGCTAGTTAATGTTATTCCAGCTGGTATAGTCCACCGTGGTATTATTAAAGGAGGTACACCAGTTACTGGATCAACTTGTGAATAATCACTAAAAGGAGTGTAGTAAGCATTTTCTACCCAATGATACCATAGCACTGTGTATAAACCGTTACCCGAACTGTTATATGCTTTAGGTGTAGGCCATGCTTGTAAATCATCAAGCTCTCCTAAGTCATTGAGAATTTTTAATCTGTCTGCTTCATTGTTAAGTTCATCTTCATGCACCCAACCAGCCGCAGTTCCTATCACATCAGTTAATAATAATTCACCGTTTTTACCACTACCAGTGGCTAGATCGGTTTTGTAAAAATCAATTACATCCTGATCTAATCCGCCTGAACTATTAATTAAATCTAATCCTTTGGTTGTTTCAAGTGTTGCGGCCGCTTGTCCTAATTGTCCAGGTGATAGGTCAAATACATTTTTAATCTGTCCTAGTGCTCTTGCTAATGCTTTGTTGGCATCTGCGACATCCTCAGGTAATGCTGTATAAAGGTCATTGCCTAATCCGTTAAAAGATGAGTTAAGACTTGCCATTATGTATAAACCTTAGTTAAGTTACCTGCTGGTGCTATTGAAGTCATACTAGGATAACTACGTGGCATTATTTTACTAGGGTCTAACATATCTTGCATTGATGTTAATCCTTTGATGTCACTTCCTAATATTGCTTGTACTTGATCTAAATCTTCGTTAGTCACATTACCCATAGCTTCATATACGGTTTTCATAAGTCCAGAGTCAGTAGATGCTGTTGTGCTAGTTAGACTAGGTAGACCTGTTCCCTCAGTGTCTATTCTTGCAAGTCCGCCAGAACCTAAACTGCTACCAACTGTTTCATTCGTTAATGCACTAACATCAGTTGAAGTAACTAATGTATTAAGTGAGTCTGGATTTATGCCTGCGTCTAGTAAACTTTTGTTTAAAACAGCAACACCGCCTGCTTGTTGACTTAAATTTTTAACCAAACTCAATGGATTTCCTAAATTATTTAAATCACTTAGATCAACAATGTTGCCCATGTCTACTAGATCTGCTCCATAATCAGATAATGCTAAATTATTATCTGCAAATGCACTAGTCATTAAAGAATTTTGAGAATACGAACTAAATGTTTCTCCAGCAAAAGATGTTAATGAAGTTATAAATTGGTTAGATCCTGCTACTAGCCCGTCTGCGGAATTAAAATGTTGTGTAAATACTCCTAGATCAGCACCCATTATGGCATCTGCTGTTGAATTAATTAATCCTGTCATGCTAAAAGTGTCACCTAGACTGCTTTGAAAATCAGTGGGTACAGCATTGCCAATGCCTGGGAAAGATAGTCCTCCCATACTAACTAAACCAGCACCTCCAGCGCCGTCAGCGGCACTTATAGCTTCTGTTACTGTTTCAAAGCCTGGGAAACTTGTAGAAGTGTTTGTGATAGCACTGTCTAATCCAAGAGATTTAGTTAATCCTGTTCCTGAACCACTCAGCAGACTTGCGCCTGCTGTCATTGTCATTGCTGTCAGTGTTCCACCACACGCCATCTCTATTTACCCACAGATCACGTTAGAACTACCTGTTTGTCTTGAATGACCACAGCTATCGGAATCACCTTGACGTATCACTGGCTTATTTTCACATATCACTGTTGAACTTCCGGGTCCAACTACAGTGGCCGCACAGTGAGCATGACATCCGTCGGCGCCACAGCAAGGATGAGGACTTACAGGACTACCTGGAAAAACTATTCCTCTACCATTAACAAGAACAGATGAGCTACCTCTTGTGGCGGCTCCGCCTGCACTGTTGATATCACCTGTACGCACAACTCCTGGCATTTGTATTACCCTTTAAGTATTTTCTTTTCTGGCGGTTGAACTATCCCACTTGTTGCTGTTTTATAGCTAGCTTGTACTTCCGGATTAGTTTCAAAAACCATTGTAACTGCACTATTATTTAGCCTCACTGGTTTTTCCAATTCCATAGTAAACGCACTAGGAATCATTTGCATGCCTTGTTGACCTGGAGCGATTGATACAGGTTTCTCAATGAGGTAATGTGTGTCACCAACTTCTAACACCTTTGTTACCATTTCTTCACCTGAGTTTATTTTGAATGTGTATATTTGATCTTTTGTTATGTCCATTTTTATCCTAGTTTAGTGTTTATGTCTTCGTCTGTTAATTTACTTAATCCGTGAAATCCACCTTCGACAAATAATTCACTACCCTTGAATATCTGTGGAACTGTTCTGTATCCTGATTCAACTAGAAAATCTCTTGAAGCTGAATCTTTTGATATGTCTACTACTTCAAACTCTATACCTTTAGTTTCTAATAAATTTTTAGCCTTGTCGCAAAAAGGACAGGCTGGTTTTGAATATACTGTAAGCATTATAAACTAAATCCTTTCAATGTGTCTTGATCTACATCTTGTTTAACTGCGCCAATGGTGTAACTGCTAATTTCTGTTTCTTGTGGTGCTACCTGTACTTCCCCACCTGATATCCATTTCTGTGTCCATGGTAAAGGATTTGATCCACCTTTATATGGTGATTCTAAACCTAGTGTACCCATACGCTTATTAGCAATCCATTCAATGTAATCACAGAGTAACGACTCGTTAAGACCAATCATCGAACCATCTTGGAACAAATACTTTGCCCAGGCTTCTTCTTGTTCAACAGCCGACTTAAACATTTGTATTACTTCTTGTTCACACTCTTTTTTAATTTTAACAAAGTCTTTATCGTCTTGTGGTAGCATTTTTAATAAGTGTTGTGAGCTTGCTAAATGAATGTTTTCATCTCTAGCTATCAGTTTAATAATTTTAGCATTGCCTTCCATTTTCTTAAGTTCAGCAAATGCCCATGAACAAGCAAAAGAAACATAAAAGCGAATACCTTCTAATACGTTTACTGAATTAATACATAACCATAAACGACGTTTAAGTTCGTACTCATCAACTATGACTTTTTTGCCATTGACTGTGTGTTCGCCTGCACCTAAATATTCATACATTCTATGATATTCAATTAAGTCATCATAGTACTTGGAAATATCTGTGCCACAGTTTGCAATTTCTTCCATGTCCATTAAGCTATCAAATACTTTTGATGGATCAGCATAAACGTTTCTAATAATATGTGTGTATGAACGTGAATGAATAGTTTCATTGAACGCCCATGTTTCAATCCATGTTTCAATCTCTGGTATAGTTGCTAACGGTAGTAGTGCTAAATTAGGTGAACGTCCTTGTACTGAGTCAAGTACAATCTGTCTCTTTAAGTTTGATGTAAAGATATGTTGTTCATATGGTGTTAAGTCTTTAAAGTCTTTGGAGTCACGCATTACGTCAACTTCCTCAGGACGCCAAAAGAAACTTAATTGTCTATCAGTTAGTTTTTCAAATTGTCTGTACTTAACAGTATCATAACGTTGGATACCGTGCCCACCACTTTTATCTAAAAACGCATTGGCTTTCAGATGATTCTTGCTATTCTTATTTAATACACCCATTTGTACATTGTCCCTGACTTAAATTTTACAACTATCACAGTCTTCTTCATAATCAATTGAATCTGTGTCTTCTACTGAATCAGCAACATCACGATCAATGTCTATTTCACCCTGCCCGTCATAGGTATTATTGTAATAAAGTTGTTTGCCGCCATACTTATAAAACATTACAATGTGCTTGAGTAGGTCACTCATTGATACTTTATCGTCTTCATAATGCTGTGGATTGTAAGAAGTATTTACCGAAATTCCTTGATCAATATACTTCTGGAGAATGGCCATAATTTTTAGATAACCCTCAGGGCTCTTCTGATCCCACAATAGCTCATACTTGTTTTTAAGGCGTCTGTATTCAGGGACTACCTGTGTTAATGCACCGTGTTTACTTTGTTTAACTGATATATAACTTCTAGGTGGTTCTACACCATTTGTTGAATTACTAATCTGTGCAGATGTTTCTGCTGGCATTAATGCCATTAGCGTTGAGTTTCGTATTCCTGTAGTCTTAAGTTGTTCACGCAAACCTTTCCAATCAACATGATCTTTATGTGGAACTAGTTCATCAACTTCTTTTTTATAAGTATCAACAGGTAGTATACCATCATGGTACTTGGTTTCGTTTGACTTAGGACATGCTCCATACTCTTCTGCTAGGTCTGCTGATGCTTTAATCAAATAATATGACCAATGCTGTGCCCAGCGATCAACTTCAGGCAACGCTTCTTCTCCTGTGTACGTTAAGTCATTTTTTGCTAACCAATAAGCAAAGTTAATAATACCAACACCTAACGGTCTTCTATTTTCTGTACTCATTCTTGCCGCTAGTACTGGATAGTTCTGATACGTTAAGAGGGCGTCTAATCCTCGCACAGCAAGCCTACACGCCTTTTCCATGTCTTCGGGCTGTCTGAACACACCCCAATTGATAGCTGACAGCGTACAAAGAGCTATTTCACCTTCTGGATCATTGATATCATTCAATGGTTTTGTTGGTAAGTCAATTTCACAACATAAGTTTGATTGTCTAATTGGAGCAACTGACGTATCAAATGAACTGTGTGTGTTAGCATGGTCAACGTTCATTAAGTATATACGTCCTGTGTCTTTACGCTCTTGTACAAACTGTCCAAATAGATCAATTGCTTTAATTGTTTTTTTACGTATGCGAGTATTACGTTCTGCTGTTTCGTATAGCTCTTTAAATTTTTCTTGATCTTGAAAGAACGCATCATACATGCCTGGCAC